GAGAGATTTTCTCTGGTTTATTAACCCTTAGCGGATGCCAAGAGTTCTACGGCGTCCATAGACTTGAGACACCGGTCTGACTTAAGATCGTACCCTGCTTGTTTTTAGCAATCAGAGTATCAACTCTCTCAAGCCATCTACCAGAGATTTCACTTCGGTAGCTGGCAAGTTGCTCCTCAGCGCGTCGCTCTGTGAAAAGCGGACGCGCTGTGCTGAGGCCCAACTCGCGCTCAATTCTTCGAGCGCTGTCGAGAAACTCAAGCCTAATGTCACGATGGTAATCACTACCACCAATGCCATCAGACATATCGCCACCAAGGTGGCGCCAGAGGAACGGTTCATGACGTGTTTCCTTTCGTGTATCTGCAACGAATCGCAGGTATTTGAAGGAGTATACACCGTGCTTGTTCCGTTTTACGGGCGCAAAGCACTCATCCGGAATTAAGGACGAGAGCTCTCCTAGTGACGAGCATTTGATACCGGACCCATCGGGGTAATCAAGCGGCACACGCAGTATTCCTACGCGTGAGCAGCGAGCCACCTCTAAGGCCAAGTACTTCAAGGTCTCCTGGATTTCCAGGTCTAGCCATCTTCGGCGCAAGCCGTTGATGATTTTGTAGAGAGTGACGACGTAGTTCTTGCGATCCACGTCGGATCCCGCCTCGTTCTGGAAACTGAACGGGCGTACGTCCACCCCATGGTAATAGTCGCTACCACAGGACTCCCTAAACGCTCCAGAAGAAAACGTCTTATCAACGTTTATCTTCAGCCCCAGCCGCTCGAATATTGTAACAACGAACGGGTGCAAATCTACATCGTAGATAAGGTCATCGCCGTACACGGAGAGTAATTCATCTCCGCGTCCGTAGGTGACGCTAATGGCTTTAAGAAGCGAAAGGAACACTAACGTTTGAAGCGGAAAGGTAAAACCAATGCCCATAGTACAAAAGGTAGAACTTTCAACCTTCGTACCGTCGGGTAACTGGTAAACTCCAATCCTGCCTAGGTTCAGTACATCGAACCATTCGGTAGGGAAGAGCTCCTTAACTAGAGCTAGCGTAATGTTGTCGCTAGCCATAGATTGATCGGCCGTCACAAGTTTTCCTGTGATTGAGCCAGTCTTGGCAAGCTCACCATGTCTCTTTTGGAGTGTGGTGATGTCATAGCCAATCCGCTGTAGTCGCCTCGTGAGGACTTTGCCAAGCCCATCGGTATAGAAACTGCCGATTGTGGTATTTGGCATTATCCCTCGAAGGCTTTTAAACGTCTTCGGGACTAAAGTCAGAGCTAGGTGCTCTATCTCCTTGAAGGGCTCGATGTTCTGAGTCTTCATTTGGGCAAGTATGTATTTCATAGCTTGCTTATCTCTCTCAAGATAAATCCGAGAGAACCAGGTGATATGAGCCTTTGAGCCGGTAATCGGTATCTCGTATCGCTCAGCCTCACAGGCTTTGCGACTCGACACTCCAACGGTGGCTCTCCTTCCGAAACGGCAAAGGTCGATATGTTCGTCTTGGCTGTAATCCCCTAACCAAAGGGACATATAGCCACGGGCTCGTTGCAAAATATGCCGGAATACATTCGGCAATTCCTGCGGTGAGTACCGTGTGATTCGCTCCTGGTTGTCCAGAAACCCAGTTACGGTTTTCTGGAGGAGTTCGTCATCTGAAAACAGATCGTTTTTGAATCTGTACCTTTTAAACAAGGAGGTTAACTGATAGTCGCATTTATAGCGCATCACAGCGTCACCTTCCCTGGGCCTTGGAGCTTCCTCGCGAACCGACACAATGTTACGACTTTGTAACGCTAAAGCGTAACTACTGTATAATGTCGGGTCCGATAGAGTCTCACGGAAGTCCCTAGCAAGAGCTGATGCAGTATTAAGCATCAGCTCATCGACGGAGTATGTTTCCTCCGTCGTAGCCGTATAGCTTTTCATGGTGTATACTCCTTATGGTCTTATAGAAGTACGGTAGGACCTATCCAGTTAGGACAGGGAGCCAGCCGCCCAGAAGTTATCCATGTCTGCGTCAAACAGCAGTTGTGCACCGATCTTATTCATATCGGTACAATTGGCTGCTGAAAACTCAGGATGGACTTCGCGTTCAACTCGAATAACGTTGAACACGATCTTACCATTTGCCAGGATTTGCGGGATCGTAAACGATACCGATTTCTTGTCGCGTGTGTAAGAACCATCGGTGCCAAGAACAGGGGCACGGTATTTAGCCGTGAGAACCTGTCGCACGCGGTAGTCGGCAGTTGCCGGCACAACGCATTGCACACCATTCTGGATGGTAACACCATTATCGGCGAATACCAGGGCAGAACCACCAGTGACACTTGGAGTGGCACCGGTAAGAAGAGACATATTTTTCAGTCCCATAATTTTCTCCTTTAGAGAAAGTTAGATTCGAAGAGTGCGGAATGCACCCACGTTCCTGGCAAACTTTTGGTAAAGTAAGCCAAGCGAATCAAGTTGGTGTAACCCGCTCAAGGATTTAGCTTGAAGGGGAGGGAGTGTTGGTAATGATTGGTTCACAGATCGAGTGGTCGTCTCTATAACTTCAGAGTACGAACCACCACCTAGTTTATACGTAGTTGCTGGGTACGTAGACACGTATAGGTCAGCACGGACATTATCTGTCGTGTTGGCCATAATTTCGTGGTTAGTAACCCAGTTTCCGCGCACAACTAAGGCGGGATTTGGCAATACAGCTTGTAGCCAAGGCCCCAGCTGGAGGAACCAGTCCAACACAAATGAATAAGGCAATAACTCATAAGCGGCAATAGGCACGCTCCGAAGGTCGAAACCCAAGGATCGTTTCTGATAGTCCGCCGCTGACTTATCTGCGACGTTGTAAAACACGCCAGCAGAGATGCGATTAGTGAGAAACTTCTCGCAGTCGCCTCGGGAATCCGTTGTTCCTGGAATCCCTAAGTATGTGTTGGGCGCCGTCACTCTTTTTGAGAGCGACAACCCAGCACGGGCTACGTACAAAGTTTTAGGACTTGGACGCGCGGTAGTAACGTTTTTGACGATACCCGCGACATCGTACATGAGCGGTTTAAGCCCATATCGATATTCGAGGTATGCTGATGTTATAGCATCCCCGACTTCCTTAGCAGTCCTAGTAGGATAACGCTTCAGATATGCCTTGAGGAGGTTATATCGAGGATTCTCGAATTTCGCCTTCTTAAGGATGATCATTTTGTTGACTAGGTCATTTGCCTTGGCCAACGGATGATGTAACATCTCCAATGTTTTTCCGAGCTCAGCCACTGAAACTAGTGACTGGACGTCCACGGCGTTCATCTTAGCGTAAGCTTCGATTAAAACGTTCGCAGAAGCATTGGTGACATCTGTTGCGTAACCACTTGGCGTTGCTAACGTTACGTGGTGTTCACATGCTATACTTCCTTCAAAGGTCCGGGTACCCCAAGTTGGGTGATTTCCGGCTCTCCAGGAAGATTCCGTGCAGGCCCGCGTATCGCGGACAAGTGTAACGTTGTTCAGGATCACCTCACCATTCTTAACTCTCTCCCTAAAATTCGGGGTGACAGTGTCGGTAATGGATTTGAATGATCCGGACTTCCGTCGCACAGCAGGGTATACGCCAGTCACCGTCGTTGCAGAAGTCATGGTCCCATCCGGGTTGAAGTCCTTGCGGACATACGAACTGGGGGAACGGCCTTCCGTTTGACGATAGCGTGACATGTGTGTATCCTTGTAAGTAGTACCTCACCTCAAAATGAAGTGAGCAACACGCCCGAAGATGTAACGTTTCCGGCCAGTATACTGGCCTAAAGCTCCTTTCTCAAGGGAACAATATGGATAGAATACCAGAGTAACGGTAAACTACCAAGACAGTTTCCCCTCATCCATGCTCGCATGGTGGAGAGGGGGCTTATCAGGGAACGTCAC